GGTCGAAGACGATGTACCTGCGCCCAAAAAGCGCGAGACCAAGAAAGCCTCTGCACCTGTAGAGCCAACCCCCAAAAAGGGTTTGGATGATGTCTTAGCCGAGTGGGGCGAAGACTGATATGAGTTACGGCTACAGTCAACGGCTTATTGAAGCTAACAAAAAAGCTGATGGGAAATCGTTGGGTGTTGCCCTTGGTCGAGTGTGCATTAAGCAGAATATTTCGGTGTCTGAACTTGCGGATAAACTGGGTGTAACTCGCGCTACGATTTACAACTGGTTTTGGGGGTTGCGAGCCCCCGACCGTAAGCGCAGTGCCGAAATAGAACGCTTACTAGCAAAACTCAAACGTACTTAACAAAAACTTTTGGTCGCAAGACCAAGGGGTAACTGTCTTCAAATTATGGCCGACTTTGACTTACTTGACGCAGTACTGCCCGAAGAGGGTAGGTACTGCCTCGTGGGCATAGGCCGGTACGTAGACCAGCGCTTCGCTTCAACTCGGGAAGAGGCCGAGGAACAAATTCAATCTCTGCTAGCCAAGCGAGATAACGTTTTCTTTGGGTGCGCCAAATACGGCGAGTTAGACAACCGCAAGCATGAGAACGCCAAGTACTTCAAAGCACTATGGATGGACATCGACTGCGGTCCTAGCAAAGCCGAGCCCGACGAAAACGGCGTCATCAAAGGCTACATAGATCAAGCTACTGGGTTAGTTGAATTCCAAAAGTTTTGTAAAACAGTCGGTTTGCGCCGACCCATAATCGTAAACTCAGGCAACGGCATCCATGTCTATTGGTTGCTAACTGAGACGATTAACCAAAAGTCTTGGAAACCCCTAGCCAAAGCGCTCAAGGATTTGTGCAGACAGCATGGGTTGATCGTTGACCCAGCAGTCTTTGAAGCATCGCGTATCTTGCGGGTACCGGGCACGTTTAACTTTAAAGCGGAGCCCCTGCCTGTAAGCGTACTGTTCCACGCTACCGAGCCTTACACCTACGAAGAAATAAAAGACCTGCTAAAAGCAGACCCGCCGGAGGAAGAGGAATTTATTCCGCGCCGAATGAGTCCACTCATGGAGTCCATGATGGGCAACAAGGTTAAGCGGTTTAAAACAATCATGTTGCGGTCAGTCAATGGTGACGGCTGTAATCAACTATTGCACTGCTACAAGAACCAGAACTCGATTGAAGAGCCGTTGTGGCGAGCCGCGTTATCTATTGCAGAGCGATGCGTTGATCGAGAAGATGCCATCCACAAGATGTCGTCTAAGCACGAAGGGTATGACCCCGAGCAGACAGAAGAAAAAGCAGCCGAGACAAAAGGCCCGTACCTGTGCAGTACGTTTGAGAGTTTGAACCCAAGTGGGTGCGAAGGCTGTCCTAACAAAGGACGCATCAGTACACCTATCTTGCTAGGCACAGAAATAGCCGAAGCCGACCCTGACGACGACGAAGTTGAAGTCGAAGACGAAAACGGTGAGATTGAAACGTTCAAGATACCGGCATACCCAGAGCCGTACTTTCGTGGACTAACTGGGGGTGTTTACCTGCGCCCACCGCAAGATTCTGAGGCGGCACCAGCGCTTGTCTACGAGCGAGACATGTATGTAGTTAAGCGCATGAACGATGTCAACTACGGCGAGACAGCTCTGTTGAGGGTGCACATGCCCCGCGATGGGGTCAAGGAGTTTACCGTACCGTTGTCGCACCTCATGGCCAAAGACAAACTGCGAGATGCGCTCGGGTATCACGGGATTGTGGTCGGTACAAAGCGACAAGATTTAATTTTCATGTACTTGGCCACATGCGTAAACAACCTACAAGAGACACAAAGAGCAGAACAAATGAGAACACAATTTGGTTGGGTCGAGAAAGACAGTAAGTTTATTGTCGGTGACCGGGAGATAACTAAAGACGGTATCTTCTACAGCCCACCGTCTAGCGTTACTAGAGAAGAGGCGGAGATGTGCCAACCCGTAGGCACGTTGGAGAAGTGGAAAGAAGTATTTAACCTGTACGGTTTAGAAGGGCTAGAGCCAAACGCTTTCGCCGCAATGACTGGGTTTGGGTCACCCCTGCTCAAGTTTACTGGTATGAGTGGTGCGATTATAAACGTCATACACAAGTCATCAGGGTCAGGCAAATCAACCACGCTGTACATGTGCAACAGCATTTGGGGCAACCCGAAGAAGCTGGCATCGATCTGGAAAGACACACCCGCATCAAAAATCCACAGGCTAGGCGTACTCAACAATCTACCTAACACCGTAGACGAAATTACAAACACGTCGGCTATGGAGTTCTCTGACTTGGCTTACAGCCTGTCGCAGGGACGTGGCAAGAACCGTATGAAGGCGCAGTCCAATGAGATGCGGATCAACAATACAACGTGGAACGCAATTACTTTGGCGTCGGCTAACGCTAGCTTTTACCAAAAGCTGGGTGCCCTGAAAGATACGCCCGACGGTGAGTCCATGCGGTTGTTGGAGTACGAAATCAAACCCAGCACTGTCATTGACTTGGCTACTGGTAAGAGCATGTTTGACCATCAGTTGTTTGAGAACTATGGGCATGCGGGTGACATATACGCTAAATACTTGGTGGATAACCTCGAATCGTGCGTGGAGCTAGTACGTAACGTTCAAGCTCGTATTGACAGAGAAGTAAAGTTCACATCCCGTGAGCGGTTCTGGTCGGCAGTATGCGCTTGCAACATTGCAGGGGCGCTGATTGCCAAGAACTTGGGCCTCATAAACTGGGACATAGCCCGGATTTACAACTGGATGCTTGGCATGTTGTCTGGTATGCGCGAAGAGATCAAACCGCCAGAGGCATCCCCACTGACGGTGCTGGGTGAGTTCATGGGTAACTACATCAACAACTCTTTGGTGGTTAACGACGAGGCTGATGCACGGAGTAACATGCCTGCGATGCCGACTATGGAGCCAAGGGGTGAACTTGTGGTGCGATATGAGCCGGATACCAAACACTTGTACATATCAGCGAAGCACTACAAAGAGTACTGCGTCAAGTTCCAGATCAACTATAAAGACTCGCTCAGAGAGCTGGGCAAGATTGGGGTGTTCAAAGAAGCAGTCAACAAACGCATGGCTAAAGGGTTGAAAGTTGTGCTACCCCCAGTACGTGCACTGCTGTTTGACGCATCAGGATCGGATTACTTGCAGATTGGGGCGCTGGAAGATGAAAATCGAGACAGTGACGTACAGGATTAACTGGGCCAAGTTTCATAAAGGCACATCTTTTTTTGTACCCTGCATAGATGATGCCGCCGCTCGAAAACAAATAGCCCGTGTTACAAAAAGACTAGGGCTAAATGTGGTATCAAAAGTCGTTATAAATGATGGCGTAAAGGGGTTACGTGTATGGCGCGAGTGAGACTATAATTAAAGCGTTGGCAAGCGGTTGCCAACCCATTGTCTCCTTGTTGCGATCTTCTCCCGCAACTTAGCCCCCGCCGATGCGGGGGTTTTTTTATTCCTCACGTATTAGTGGGAAAACCAAAGGAGCATTCCGTTCGTTTAGGTTGAAACCACCAGTATCTTGCTTGATTTCGCGTTGCTCAAGACGTTTCTGGAGTGACCGTTCGATGTCATCGCTTTCAATCGGGAAAGACTTATGCTTCTCGTTAAACTTCTCTACTTCTTCGTCAAGGATGCGGTCGAACTCTTTCATATCGTCGGCTACATACGCTCTGTATAACTTCGTATAGATACGATTCTTCTCGTATTGGATGGCTTGCTCGATAGCCCGCTGAGTAAAAGTTCTGTACCCTTGCTCCGTCAACTCCAACGGACGGAAACCAATTGCTTGAGCCAAAAGTTTCCCAAGCTCTACTTGATCGGCTGGAGTAAGCACAGTACCCTCCCAGTCAACAATACCTTGCCTAGAGTATTTCTCTGCGTACATAGGGGCACGTAAAGCAGCGGGGGCTATTTTCTCCCCAAATTTTTGCACGTCGCCGACACGCAAAGCATCGAGACCCTTAACAAAACTTGTAATCATGTTGACCGCTGGGCCCATACGATCAATTAAAGCATTCTGCCATTCAGCTTCTAACGTAGATTCTGTTTTGTTCTCGCGTATAAACATGCCGCTCATACTAAGACGAGACGAGAAATCAACACCGCTAAGTGCGGACAAAGGCCCGTAGTCAATAATCATGTCCAATGGCACGTCGTTGATCTTTATGTGCCCAACCTGCGAAGGTAGCCAAATCTTACGGACATAGAAGTCAAAGTCCATGTCTTTGTACTCTTCGGGGAAATCATCGTCGTCCTTAGCTTCGTCAAACAGTCGGTTTAAAACACCCAGCATCATGGTGCCGAGACCGAACGGTAAGCCTGCAGTACCTGCAACAACCCACAGCGAAGCCATAGACGACGCCCAGAGTTTGAACGCAAGCATCTTGCCTTCTTTGTTAGCTTTTAAGAACGGGATAGACCGAGCGAAGTTTTTGACGAACCAGCCAGTCATCTGCACTGGGAACATCATGAACTGGAACATCAAGCCGCCCAACGGACCGCGCATGAAAGGGGGTCGGTTGTATGCAGCGTAGTTACCCATAGCGTCGGCTACATGATATGCAGCTTCTTCAATAGCAGTCTCGTGGTTACCGTGCTTTTTATACGCCAAACGATAAGCAGTGAGCGCCAACATTTCACGAGCTAGCTGCTCCGTTGCCTGCATCAACTTACCCGGAATCTGAACAATTTGTTTAGCCGACTGAGAAAACGAACCTTCTAAAGACTTTGACGGTAGTTTGCTAAGTTCGGTTATTTCTGCTGCCAACGTAACTCTAATAACGTCATGACGAAGCAGTTTCTCCATAGCGTTGCGCTCACGAGCGTTCATCTGAACCGCCTTGCTACGCGCAAGAGTAGGTGCAGTCATAGTAACGGAACCGTCGGCGTTCTTCTTGAACACACTGTACTGATTCCAAACCTTTGCCAGCTTAGATATTTCCGCCGTGGCTTTGGCAAACCCGTAGTTAGCACCCAGCGTATTGAAGCCGGTAATGCCAAGCTGGAACATCTGCAGCATGGGGGAAGCAATCGCGCTTAAGTAGTAGATGAACGAGCTCTGGTTTAAGAACGAAACTGTCTGACGCAGAAACTTCTGCTCGGGGCTTTCGTTAAACGTATTCAGGTTGTAGTCGGTGCGGTTGTCAAACTCTTCAGCCAGTACCTGCAGCGCGATGTCGTTACCAGCAGCCGTTCTTCCAGCCGAAGCAGCGCGTCGCAGTTCTGGGCCGTACTTGATACGTGACAGTTGGAAAGCGTTGTGCGTTGCAGCTTCCACAAAACTGCGTAAGAAATCTGTTGAGTAGCCGGTAATACCTTCACGGTGTAGGAACTGCCTACGGATACTTTGATCGGGCAGCGTTGCCAAGTACGTCTGGTAAACGTCGTCTTTTAACTTGGTTTTAGCGTCGGCGTCGGTTATATCCATCCCATCTATGGCATTAAACACCTCTTGCAGCGTCTTGGCCATATTGTCGCCAAACAACTCACCGCGTAGATCACCCAGCTTATTGCCAATCTTTACGTCTTTTTGCTCCAGAAACTCGTCCGCACTTTTCTTACTCTCCTTAGCAAAATCTTTTATAGCTTGGTTGCGGGCAAACTCTGACTCGAACGTATAAAACTTACGGTTCTTACCTGTACCGATCCGAATCCAGTAATCACCGAAACGCTTCAGCGGGAAGAACGGATAAATCTTGTCGCCCGTCTCGTACATCGCCTTTATTTTTTCAAGAACGTTTTCTTGGTCCTGCTTTGAAAGGCTCAAACCCTTGACTCGATCATCCAAGAAGCGGGTGTACATCTGGGTCATGCCTTGGAAATAATCCCGCATGCGGATGTACTCGCGTTTACCTTTTTCGTCCAGCGCAGCGTACAGCTTGTTTAGCATTGGGCTAGAAACATCTGTAGCCGGGTCTATGTTCAGCAAGGTAGCGTTTAGAGCTAGCCTTGTAAACGCAGACATAGCCTTTGGCCTGCCTTGGAAAGTTCTAAACGTGTTGTCCAGAGTTTCCTGAGCGCCCAACAAAATGTTGTCAGCCATAGAGTTCATTTTGCGAACTACAGCCGCGCCGTCTGCAACAGACTTGAGCCCCATGCGCTGGGCTATCTCAGCCAGCAAATCCAAAGTGAGAACCTTGGCTAAGTTTCTTCTGCCCTTATCAGTCGCCGTAGCATACGCAGTCTGTAAAGTTTCAACAGCAGCTTTCCCGCTGCGTAGATCTATGCTTTCTTTAATGCTGTCGTTGATCTTAGTAGCGCTTTCGCTCTCTTCGTAACCTTTAGCCACACGATCTTGCTCCTTGACAAGATTCTTCATGTCGGTTTTAGTCTTTATTGAGCGCTTAGCGGCGGACGGAGACAGCAAAGACTGTTGCAGAGCTTGCACAACACCTCTAGAAGACGGAGTACTAATGCCAGCATCTATGGCAGAAACCAACTCTGTAAAAGCAGTGGTTTGGTTTTCTGCGAACTTAAACAAGTTACGCACCAAGTCAACAAACTTACCGTAAGCGCTGCGGTTTGAACGAGCAGGTTTAAAGGTGTTCAAGAAGTTTTCAAACACCGGCTCGCTAAGTGCATAAGCTATAAACTCTTGCGGGTCGTTAAACATTGCACCGTTAGCACCTGCCACTACTTCTGCCAACGCTTTGTATAAAAGCCGATTACCAGTTTGGACCGGGTCTTGGCTAGTGCTACGCATATCGGCAGCAGCCATGTCAACAAATCTATCCCGGGCTTCGACCATCAACGTCGCTATGTCGTTGTAGAAATCACGCTCTGCTTTAGTGATAGTAAGACCAAGAGTTGCGGCTTGCTTTATACCCCAAACTTTTTTATCCAACGCGGCATGTAAAGCCTCGTGTAAGACGATTATGTTGTTGATGCCTTGAGAGCGTTCACCCCAAGTAGCGCCACGCACATAAACCGTGACCTTTAACTTGCCAGCGGCGTCTTTCTCTATAGCTGTTATACCGACAGCACTGGAGTCTTTTTCAAGGGCTTCGGGTAGTTTATCGCCACGCTCTACAACAACAAATTTGGCATCGCCGACAGCGTTGGAGATACGCTTCGCCAGCAGTCGCATAAACGGAGTGCCCGTTTTCCCAACAATCTTAAGCGCGCCTTTTACTGTAGTGACGTTGTTAAAGTCACCGTTAATAGTAGCTACTTGTCGGTCTTTACCAGCCGCTTCTTTCTTTGCATTGCTTCTGGCTTTATTTAAGATAGCGGTTGTTCGCTTTTCAGCCGCTGCTTGGCGAGCCTCTTCCCTTGTTTCTTTAAAAGCACGTTCAGCTCTGTTAAATACGTCCGCGCTAATTATTGGGTTGGGTTTATCCCTACGTCCAGTTTCTGGATCGATCGTGTATAAGAGCTGCCCCAAACGCCGACGATGGATGCTATCAGGCATCGCGTTGTACATAAAGAGCATTTCGGTTACTAACCTAGCTTCTCTTTGCTTTAGCTTCTTTAAATACTCGCCTACCGCAAAGCTAGCTTTGTCACCGCCTTCTTCTAGCGCAGAGGCTAGTAACGCTTCTCGACCACCGTCGGCTCTGTACAGTTTGCTAAACCGATCCGTGAACCGCTTAAGCATGCCTGTGTATCGGGTGTTAGCTGCAATAGCTGCCTTACGTTCTTTCTCTTGTGCGGCACGCTCCGCTGTACCTTCTTTGGTAAGCGCTGGTCTACCACGACCCCTACGTTCGGCACGTTGTCTTTCTGCTTCTGCAGTTGCTGCTTCGTATCTAGCTTGTGCTTCAGGGCCAAGAGACTTAATGATGTCGTCTACGGTACGTGATAGTTGCGTATCAGGCTGAGGTTCGCCTTCACCTGCATCTTCAAACAGATCACGCTGAGCCTTACTGGTTTTCTGTGCTACCGGGCGTCCAGCTTCACGACGCCGTTGCTCTGCTTGTAGTTCATTGATTTCATTTTGAATAACAGCAGCTTCTGGCGTACCATCACCAGCCGCGTCTCGCTCGTCCATTCGACGCTCAATAAGCCGTGTAAGTTCTGTGTTGCTTACATCAGTTGGTTCAGCTCTGGCAGGGATTGTGGTCGTGGTGGTTTTGCCATCGCGCTCAATAGTGGTGGTAGCTGTAGACCCCGGACTAAACTGCCCTAATGCTACTTCTGGCATGTTAGCTGTCAAGTCCACTGGAGCGCCTAAATCAATTACATCAGCAACTTCTTGCCCAGCAGTAACTTCTGGGGTTACCCCTCTACCCGTAACATCCGCAGCGGGGGTTTCTGTTTCACGTTGCGCTTCACGCTTTGCGGCTTCTAATTGGTCGTCTAAAGTTTCTAAGGCTCGTAGCGTAGCTTCTTCTTCTGAATAGCCAGCGCCTAAATATTCATCGTAAAGGGCGGCAAACTCTTTACGAGAAGACACACGAGCTGCTTCATCTTTACGAGTCTCTTCGTCTTCAGCGACTTGATACTCAATATTGGCTTGAGCTTGTGCTTTGGCGTCTGCTTCCTCGTATCCCAACTTTAAAAGTCTATTGGACTCAGCTTCAACAGCAGCCTCTCGCTCTTCTGGCGTTGTCGGTGCCGGAGTTGTCGGTGTTAATTTAGACCGCAGGCTGTCGTACTCTGTTTGCTCTTCTTCTGTTAGTTCTCGACCAGAAGTTCTTTCGGATACTACCGGTACGCCGTTTTCGTCACGGATAGTTTCGCCTTGCTCATCAGTAGCAATTACAGGGTTACCGGTAATGATGCTGTCTAGTTCAGCTAATCGGGTGCGTTCCTTAAGCTCAGCTTCTGCACGAGCCATGTCTTTTTTGAATATATCCGCATCTTCCATTGCTCGGAGAGTCTGCCGAGCCTGTCTAACCTCAAGAGCACCCGCACCTGCACCAAGAGGGGCACCGGCACCAGCTTCCAGCACACCGGAAGTTACTACGCCTCGCATAGTAGGTACATCAAATCCTTCGCGCTGCAGTGCAATGTTTTGAGCTAGCTGTTCGTACCCACCCTGAGCGCCTTCACCGAGAGACTCTACCGCTGCGGTTCGCGCTGCTTGGCCCGGCATAGTCCGTGCGGCTGTTTTTGCAACCTCTTCTTTAGCGGTATCAGCTATGGCTCTTTCGGCGGCTTCTTTACCCAGCGTATTCTTTATACCGGCAGCGACCCTGCCGCGAATGAATGACTTACCAAGACCTGTAAGTTCTGCAAGGGCGTTAATACCCCCACCGGCAAGAATTAAATCTAGGTTTTCACCGGCGTAACTTTGAGCCGCGTCTGCTTTTGCAGCAGCTTCTTCTGGTGCAACGCCCTTTTCCTTTAGCGCGGCTTCTACTGCATCGTACACCTCACCTTTAATAAGGCCCATACCGGTTCCAAGACCCACGGCTCCAACAGCAGTACCTGCTAGTAATGCACCGCCACCAGACGCTATAGCTAGCGCACCCGCAGCCAAAGATGGTACAGCAGTACCAAGAGCTTGAGACATCAAATCTATAGGAGCTACGGCAAGAGCTTCAAGACCCGCCAGTGCTTGATCGCCTAGACCCTTGTCTTTAGCGTCTTCCCAAATACGACTGACTTCAGCCGCATCGCGTTTAGCCTGAGCGCTTAGTAGGGCAGCTATGTGGGTATCTGCTTGCTCAAGGGCTTTAGCCGTTTCGCTCCCAGCGCCGAAAATATCTACACCAGCTTTACCAATCATTAACGCGCCACGCTGGAACTGCAAGGGCACGTCCATTACAGACCGCCAAAAACTTTGGTTGTCGGCTTGCTCTTGCGAAGGTAACTCTTCTTCGCCCGGTTTAGCAGTTGGAGCGACTTTTTTCTCTACTGGCGCATCAAACTTGTCAAAGAAGTTACCCGCTAAACCAGCCTGCGATTCATTAAACTTGTCAAAGAAGTTACCTGCTGAACCAGCCTGCGATTCATCAAACTGGTCGAAGAAATTAGCCATGTCACTTCCCTAAGTATTTTGCCGAGGCACCTGCTCCATATTTTGCATCAAATTGAGCGGCTAGGGATGGGTTCTGCTTTAAAGCGTCAATAGCCTGCTGTGGTACAGCACCAGCACCGCCGCCAGTAGGAGCACCGCCAACATTCTGCATTAAAGCATCATATCGCCTTTCGACTTCGTCTTGAATCCACTGATCTTTTTCCACTGGGGATTTACCCTTCAACAACTTCGCGGTTGGGCCAGTCAACTTATTCGCTTCTTCACGCACTTGGTCGTATATGCCGCCAACCGTTCTTAAGTTAACCGCTGGAGTAACAGCCCCCGGGGCTGTTCTGTAAGTACCCGCTTCGGTTACTTTTTCTAAGTTCTTTAGCAGCATCTGGCCTCGCGCCCGAACAGCCGGATTGGAATCAGCCAGCATCTTAGTAATACGAGCCTGCATTACATCGCGGCTCTCTGGTCTTGCAGCTTCTCGCGCAGCAGCTTGTTGTTGCTCGTATGTAGACAATGCAGCGGCGTGTTGACGTTCGGCAGTTGTCATGGAGATAGTTGTGGCTTGTTTAACAGCATCCATAGCATCTGCTTTGCTAATTTCGCCGAGCTTACCTTTCTTACCGGCAAGCGTATTAGCCAAACCTTTTTGCGCTTCGGCCAGTTTACCTGCGGCTGCTGCCTTATCTTTAGCGTTGGTAATCTTATCGCCGCGACGCTGGTCCATGATGGTGTCGATTGCGTCTTGGAGTTTCTCTTTAGCGTTATCAATACGCTCAATTGCGGCATCATAAGACTTACCGCTCTTACCAACAGCTATACCTAAGTCGCTAAGGAAACTGCCAGTCGGCGAAGTCAGTAACCCAACGCTAACGTCGCGGATAAACGAGAGTTTTGCATCTTCTCGTTTTTTGTCCATACCTTCTAGGCGTTCTTTAGCACGCTTTTCTCGTTCTACTCCGTACTCACCAGCCTCTTTTACGGCTCTTTCACGACCTGCTTCCGCCTCTTTCAGGCTTTGTATAAACGCACTATCTGCCCTTTCTTGGTCTGCAAGGGCTTCCATCTCCATAGCTTGACCGGGCGCGATAGCCTCTTTCCGCATAGCCATGTAGTCTTCAGCGCTGTAGGGGGCAACAAACGCAGGAGCAGCGCTCGATGTATAAGTTGGGCGACCGTAGTCTACCCCCGGTGCTTTACCGGCTCTTTCCGCACTATATAAAGCGGCTTCGTCCCGCATTTCTTGCGTAGGTGTTTGAGGTGGCACTGTGTCAAATTTAACGCCCGGACGAGTTTGCAACTCCGCACGTTGGCTTTCGGTCAGCACATCACCTTCTTTGGCCCGAACACCTTCTTGCTCGTCTTCGTTATCTGGCCCGTCGGCAAAACGCATGATGCCGCCACCTGCGGCAGAAACCATATCTTCGGGTACGTCTAAGCCGCCAAGGCCCATCTGCATCAAGGCTTCTTCCGCCACAGTAGCTTGTGGTTGCGGCTGTTGTCCAGCCTGAGCCATTTCGGCGGCTTTACGAATTTGTGCGTTCTGTTGCAGTTTCTCTGCTACCTGCAGCTTGGCAAGCTGGGAAATATCAGCAAGACCCATAAGCCCCTGCATTTGCGCGTCACCCATGCCTTCAAGTGCAACGTCACGCTGGACGGGGTTTAAGCTAGAAATGCCACCACCCTCAGCGTAGCCGGGAACTGAACCGCCTGCCGCGCGACCAAAAATACTAGACCCGTAATAAGCTGTACCAGCAGCGCCAAGTAATTGAGATAAAGGACTTGCTGACGGCCCAATTGTTGTAGCTGTTTGACCAACCGGCACACCACGCATCATGTCGGCCATGAAGCCAAGCTGTTGGTACGGGTACTTTTGTGCGTCCACCCAGTCTTGATACGCAACGTCCATCCGAGCCTGCTCAAGCGCTTGCTCGTCTTTACCGAGTTGACGTTGGATATCAATAATGTCTTTCTGCTGACCAAACTGAGTAGCGCCGAGTTGGCCTAGACCCTGAGCAGCTTGTGAACCCAGTTGAGCGCCTCTCAGACCCAAATCGGCACCAAACTGAGCAGCTTGTACCCCAGCCTGAGCACCACGAAGACCCAAATCGGCACCGAACTGAATTCCTTGCAAAGCGGCTTGAGTGCCACGAAGACCCAAATCGGAACCGAACTGAGTTCCTTGCAAAGCGGCTTGAGTGCCACGAAGACCCAAGTCTTGGCCGTATTGTTGCGCTTGGATAGCTTGTTGCAGTCCGCTGAGACCCAACTGAGACGCTGCTTGCTGCGCTTGCAAACCTTGTCCCAAACCACGTAAACCAAGTTCAGAGCCAAACTGTTGCGCTTGTTGCGCTGCTTGGAATGCTTGCTGACCGCCACGAGCTTGGATGTCAGCCATCTGCTGCTGAAGATTACGCCCGGCTTCGGCCTCCATAATTGCTTGACGGCTACCACCAAAAGCTCCAGCACGCGCAGCCTGTGCACCACGACCAGTAGCGGCTATATCGGCTTGGCGTTGCGCTTCGCGTTTCTCAATGTCAACTACATTTTGCATGTACGGAGACATGTACGCAGCCATCTGGCTAGGGTCAGTAGCCATTGCTTGATACGCTCTACCGGCCCTCAAAGACTCCTCAAGCGCGGGGTCAATTCTTCGTTGTACATCCGCACCAGTTCCACGGGCAGTGGAAATATCAGGAGCCAAAGCCCTGTCGTACGCAGCGCCAGCACCGCGTAAAGACGATATATCTGGGGCAGCTTTTCGTTCGTAGGCTGCACCAGTACCGCGTAAAGACGATATATCTCCAGCAGCGGCTTGGTTATAGGCATTACCAGCACCAAATAATCTATCTCGGACAACCGGCAACATCATTTGGTTATAGGCTTCACCAGCACCTAGCCCCATCTCCCCCGCTCGCTGAGCCATATTAGTGGCAGTGTCTAATTGAGGGGAATAACGCATAGCAGCACCGGCTTCTTTAGCCATAACCCCAAGAGGCTGTAGCCCGGCAACGCGTTGACCTCCGTATTTTGGCGCTTCAGAAACCCCTTCTTCCCCCGGCATTGTCATTGCTGCTGACCTTGCCAGAACATCCTTAGCGTAAGGTTTTACCCAGTCAGGTACATCAACTACTTGAGTTGACGACCCACCACCACCACCGCCACCAATGTTGTAAAGGCGCCGACCGTCAGGAGAGTAACCGTTAAATTTATTCGCAAGCATTACCATTTGTGTGCTCCATGCGGTAATTGTCGAACCGCTCTACAACAATAGATTTCCATACTTCGGGCAGATACTTCTTAGCTTCTTCTTGGCCTACACACACGTGAACAGCGTACGCTACTATGTTACCAGCGGCGTATCTAAGTGTATGTGCAATTTCTAACCCGTGTTCGTCTTTTTCTTTTTCAAACTTGTTTGCTGTCTGATACGCACTTATGACAGTTAGCCACATCGGCAGTATCTGACTTTGTATTTTTTGGTAGAAAGGGTTTGCTGGTAAATAGACCAAGGCTATAGCAAATGCGTAATTGATAGCATCTTCTGATACGTCTTTGTCTTTATCAACAAGGTCGTCCCATGTGTGCGATAGGTCAACAAACATGCGGTACATATTGAGCGCATCTTGATTGCCCCCAAACCACTCTAATTTACCTTCATACTGCATGCTTTTTAGGCACGTGCCAGTTTATCGGGGTTTACCCTACGCTGCTGCTTATCATCTCCATGAGCAGCTTTACGCACACGGGCCATTAAGTCATACAGCTTCTTAGCGCCTTTCTTAACGTTGCCGCCACCCAGTCGGCGAACTGCCTCGGTTGGGACATAAGCCTCGTCTTTGGCTACGCGAGCCGGTTGACGCCCTTCAATAGAAGTGGGGATAGAGTCACTCATACCGTCCCCGGGGCCATCAATCTTCTCAGCACGTGGGGCGCCAGCTTTAGCCAACATCTTATTTAAGGCCATCAACCCGGCATCATTACTGCCGTTACCCAAAGCTGCGAGCACGTCGGCGGGGACAACAAACGAGTCCTCTTTCAAACCACCGCGTTTGTAGCTCATAGAAGCAATACCGCCAGTAGCCATAGAGGCGCCATCGCCAAACGTACCGTACCCACCACCAGACGATACGTCGTTTTGGTTAGAAGGCGCAAAACCACCGGAACCACCAGAACCACTTGTGATTACAGGGGCCTGTCCGGGTCCACCGGGGGACACTGCACGCATGTCGTTCATGTTGATTACCGGTGCCGGGTCTTGATACCCGCCCATCATTGCAGGGACGATACCTCCACTAATACTTTGAGCCAATGCTGGATTATTACGCTCAAGAGCTAATGTAGTTGCAACTCCAGCAATCGTAGCGCCCAGCGGATTCATTCCAGCTAGACCTAACGCAGTCGGCAACGCCCGTGCAATACCACGCTGATTTGCTGTAGCCTGTGGTTCTTGCGGCTCCTGTGGGCCTTCGACCCCACGAGGTACCATAGCTGGGATTCCACCATATTGATAACCGGGGATGCTGCCCCCCTTCGCTACACGCCGTTCTGCACGTTTACCGTAATAGACCCCGCCACCGGGCAGACGTTTAAAGTCTGGATAGTAGTACTGCAGGTTGTCTCTTGGTATGTCACCGTCTTCAGCAGCCATCAAAGGGGCTGAAGCCATAGTAACGTTAGCAATATTCTCGCCAAGGAACTTCCCGATACCACCTTTGGTGTCGTATATATTTTTAGCCCCCTGACCCATTGTTTCAATGCCTTGGGCAAAGCGATCAAAGCCGGTTACCGGAGGAACCGGAGGAACCTGAGTAGCGTACTGCGAAGCAGCAATTGAAGGGGGTGGGACTTGCGAAATACCTTGAGCGGCCTGAGTAGCGTACTGCGAAGCAACAACGGGAGGGGGAACTGGAGTAGCCGCAGCTACGGGAGGAGGAACAGGAGTACCGAAAGGAGCGACTTGGGGGGCAGTTAGGGCTGGCTGCGGAAGACCTAATTGTTTAAGTGCGCCTTGTACTTCAGGCATGGCTGTTTTGGCAGCGAGGTCAGCAGTAGCCTGAGCGGCTTGAGTAGCCTGAGCGGCCTGAGCAGCCTGAGTAGCCTGAGCAGCCTGAGCAGCCTGAGCAGCATTAGCAACTTGATTCGCTTGAGCAACACTAGCAGCTTGAGTAGCTTGAGCGGCGGCGGGAGCAGCCGTTGCGGCACCAGTCAAAGATTCACCAAGACCAAAGCCACCGTAGGCGCCAAGGCCAGCCATTAGACCTTGCTTCATATCCCCAGTCAGCGCGCCTGTCAAACCACCAATCAACAGACTAGAAGTAAGGGGGTTGGCTAAAGCAGCAATTCCAGTAGCTGCGGCGATACTCGGCATAGCAGCGCCAGCAAGGGCTGGCAACAAGGCGGCTAGGAAAAACGCCTCGGGCTGACCGGTTTCGGGGTTAATGGAAAGAGACCCACCGTTTGCTTCGGCCATGCGCTGGAGCGCAGCTACCTCGCCGGGGGTCATGTGAACGAGCATGGAATCACCGTTTCGGCCTTGTGACCGAACAGCTTCCGCAATGGGGTGTAGGCTCATGTTCATAGTGCTTTTATTTTAGTCTGTCAAGGGATAAATGGGAAGTCATTGCTGAACCTGTGTAACGATCAAGTTTGCCGCTGGAGAGCCGGGAGCAAACGCAGTGGCAGGCGCCGCAACTATACTCAAAGCGGTATCCGTAGTCGCAAACATGATCTCAATGTAGTCATTCGCTGCAAGAGATATTGCCTCTGATATGAAGACTGGTCGATACCCGCCGTTAAGGGCTAGAGTAGTTATGCGTGACGACTGGGGGATGTCTACCCCGTTCTTGCGAATCCATGTATATCCATCTTTTTGAGAAGAGTTGGTGCTGGTGTATTGCAGCGTACATGAGATGTCGTAGTACCCCGACTGCGAGACAACGATCCGGGAGGTTGGCGTACCAATGCTCACCCCATTACTAACAGCCGTTGACGTAAACGGCACCGCATAGGCAGTATTTGCTGCGGCAGCAACGTAGTTACTTGCTCGATTAAACGTGCCGTAGTTTTTCTGCTGCTCAATGGTGGGGCGAACAAAGATAATCCCATCCGTCGTACCGACTTTAATCACCGCAGCAAGAGGGATCACGTTGTTTGGCGCAGTCGGCTTGACGTTCGTAAATGCCCCTGCCACGGTAGGAGACGCATACAAAATATCGCCCTGAGAGAAAGCGCTGGTATTTATGTCTCGAACAAAGCCCCAAACCGTGCAGTATCCGCGCTCACCAGTATCAGGCAAGTCGTGCGTCATAACCCCTAAGATATACAGGGAGGGCTGTGAGCCATCAGCGAGGTAGGGAGCGACCTTTAGAGCGTTATCTGACGCCCCCGCAAAACCGACTACCGTGCCGTTGGGGATCGTTACCCCTGTGTTGTTCTGCACCCGAGCGTAGGTCTCCTGCCCAATTTGCTGGACAACCCCATACTCCATATCGAGTTCAAGGGTAGCGTCGTCAGAATCCCAATCTAAGCGCCCGGTCTGATGGGGGGCAACAGTGCCAGTAGTATCGAAATCTAAATAAGCGATAGGCTTATTCCACTCTAACTGACCTAGAATGTTGTTGAGTTGATTAAAGTACAGACGTAGCACATTGCTGTACTGTTCTTGAAACTGCGGGTCCCATGCAACGGGAGCTGAAATAAGACGGGGTACAGTAACCCTATTAAGCTCGTCGTTAGCTGTAATGACATTAGCCATTAGCGTCGCCCATCAGGTTTAATGTCAATGCGAGGCGCACCAAGCTGCCACGTAGTTCCCAACCCGGTAGACTCCATCTTTAGTGAAATCTGACGGCCCCGTACACGGGTATACACCTGACCCGTAAACTCTTCAATCGGCACTGTGGCAGTACGCACTATAGACGCAGACGCACTACCCGCCACGGAAGCTGGATTGTTATACCCAGAACCCGAGTTCTGCATAGGCTGTAGCGTCATAACTGCGGTTGGAGAGGCGGTGGTTGAACCACGGAAAGTCACATCTGGCAAGACGCGATAAATAAAGGCAAAGTTATGACCGTCGCCTATGTCTATCTCGGTAGAAGTTATGTAGGCATTGATAGCCGCTGGTGTGCCAGTGGAGTCATCATCAACACCAACCTCGTGCTGGACTAGGCGGTTAGCGTATGTAGCAAAGGGGGTATCCCTAATCTTGGTGTCAAGCCAAGCAGTACGCTCTAAGCTACCGTAGTACCAAATATCTTCGGCGTAGTTATATACAACGTACCGGTCTGGCGAATCAACCGACGGCCTGCCATTGGAGCAGTAGAACCACCATACCTCGTTAAACGCCTCAACCGTGCTGGCATACACTTGCTGATTTTGCGAAAGGTCTATGGTCAAATCGTTGTCGGGGTTTTGGAAAATAAACTGACGTAGGTCACAACGCATGGTCTGAACACGACCATCGTACCGATAAAACTTACCGTTGCCCATCCAGTACGTCACGTTTGCCGCAGTGGCTATGGCGTTGGGGCCAATGATAGAAATGTTTTCCCCAAGAGACTGCGCTCCCCAGACATACGGCGGTCCAAGATACTGCAACGAATAAAGCGCCGCGTCTGTCCAAACCAATATCTCTTGGCGCTGCTGGCGGGCAGCAACGATCTCGTTACCTGTAGATAACCTCAAATCCCCTGCTTGGTTTGTAACGGAGGGTGTCCAGTTACCGGCATCTTCCTGATCCGACCAGCGAATCAGCATGGGGTCTATTTCCGTTGTATCAGTTATAGGGTTTACCCCAAAGCACAAGACAAATCTAGATACGTCAGAAACAATAATGTTGTTTTGGAAAGTGGGCGCGTCTGAGGCACCGGCCAAATCTGCTAACGCCACGCCTCTGGTAGACACTCCGGAGGTTTTATCCCAGTAATAGATACCACCACCGCGTGGGCCGTAGATTAGGTCTTCACCAAAATTAGCGTGGTTCCAGATACGCAAAGAGCCTAAACCAAAAGTGTCCCCCCAAGCCCCAAAACCCCAAGTGCCAGCACCCCAACCTGTCAGGGGCAACTGTGCAGCAGGGCCGGTATTGACTTGGTACGCCCCGACCACTGAAGCGCCGCCGTTACCCGTATCAGAAGCATTTGCAGTAGCGGTTGCCGTAATCGTGTAGGTATTGGCATCCACTACACTAACAACCTGATATTCCTTATTTAGCACGTCGGCGGTAATATTCCCACCAAGGCTGACGGCGCCACTAAAGGTAACAAAATCATTGACTATCGCGTCGTGGTCGGTGTCTGTAACAGTAATAGTCGCAGAACCGCTAACAGCGGTAAAGGTAACATCACCCGCTGTTGTTGTGAGACGAATCGGGGTTATATCATTGAAAACGGTGCCGCGTTCGACGTAGTACTTTAAGTTTGTACCTACGCCCATCAAATCCGTACCATCTAAGGTAACCCAGTTTAATAGTCCGCGACATGTACCCAAAAAACGATAGTCAGACTGCTGCGTCCAACCGCCTATCTTCTCTGGTGTACCTTGCCGGAAACGGATTTTGTCGCACTCATACCAACCACCTTCACTTGTATAGCGGGTGTTTTCCCTGTTTACCCCGGGCTTTAGTAAGAGTTTCTGTAAAGGCATGGCGTGCTCTTATGCAACAAGTCCGGGTAAATATACAGTTTTCCCGTCTTTTTTGGTAGCGGTTAGCACCTGCTTCTTGTTGTCAGCAGGGTTGTAGCTCACATGCACCCAGCCAGAATCCGGGATGCCGGGAGTGTAGAACTCGAGGATAACTTGACGAAAATTCATGTTGTCCACAATCCATTGCGCTAAGTCTGCGTTGGCAATACCGGGGATTTCGATGTCCGCAGCCATACCCTTGCAGTGATCCGAGGTCTTCGATCCACCAACTTTAGCGTTTACATCGGGGTGGCGGAAGCCTGAATTGACCTTGACTCCCATCCCATAATGGTCGCGCACTCGTTGGAGCACATTTTCGCACAGGGCGGTCATGTTGGCAATCTCTTCTTCACCGGGCGTATTGTCCATATCGAGGCGTAAGGCTGTATCGCTCTTGGTCATTTCCGCTAGGCTGAAGTTGGCTGTTAGTTGCATTTCCTGTTTCCTTTAACAAGACCTGAATACAGGTTACATCGTAGGCCCGTACACCCGGGTCTTCTTGCATCTTTTGCGTTGCGCGGCGATTAGCCGTTTCACACTCATACAAATACCGCTCGACAAAAGAATAGTGAAAAGTGCAGTCACCGTTCACCATACATACGAAGGCGACCGGTATCCACAACATTATTTGGCTACCCCGGTTTTCTTCTCATAGGTACGCAGACCGCCCAAGCCCAGCATGCCCAGCAGCACGGGCATCATCTGGCTCATATCAAACTCAGGAAGAGGTGGAAGAGATACTCCGGCAAGAGCTGTCCCGAAAAGAAGAATGGGCTGAAGAATAAAGTGATAAGCAAAAGCAAAACCACAAACCCAGCCAATGAAAGGTCGCCATCCGCCTTTAAAAACAGAGCTTGAAGCAGCTTCTGCCTTGTTGACTTCAATTTGAGCCATTGCAAGCTCTTGCGCGTGACGCTCAGACATGGTTGCGATTTCGTGTGCAAGCGCATTTTTTTGATCCTTGTCCTCGATGAACTTGTCTAGTAACCCAGTTACAGGGCCAATAAGTGCTTGTAACATATATTATTTCTTCGTCGCTTGGTAAGCAGCAGCCCCAAAGAAGCTGGCCAAAATTAAGCTAGTGCTAGGAAAGTAGATGGTTGCCATAGACCCCAAAATGTCTGTAGCTTTGTCTAAACCAAGAACACTAGCGCCGATAACAAACAAAGGGTAGCCAAGCATGCCTGCCAGCACCCACCACACCATCTTACGTTGCTGATCCCGTTGAGCATCGGCGTCTTCAATTTCTAAACGCTTTCTCTTCAGCTCCAGTTGAAACTCGTCAGGTGTCAATACACCATCACCGTTAATGTCAGCCTTTTTAAATTCGTCTGTCATCAGCGTCCTCCGTTTATCTTCCACTCAAGGGCGGTAGAGATCATAAGCCAGATAACCCAGCCAGCGAGAGCAAAAACGATAGCCACAAAGATGTAGCCAATTACATCACGGCGGCGCTGCGCTTGGAATATACGTTCGCGTTCGCGTTTGAGCTTGATCTGGCGTTGCATGTGCATCAGGTCTTCAAACGCCTGCGGTCCGTAGGCCAGCTTGACCATACTCATTAACTCTAGGTGCTGCTTACGGATGGCTTCTCGGCGCTGGAGCTGCTCCATTGCCTCTTGCTCAACAGACTTACCGCCACCAATACGCTTGAAGATGCTGGGTTTTTTGTTGTCGAGTTCGGCAAGCTCACTTGCCTTACCCATCCACGCACCGATTTGTCCCAGTACGTCTTCAACTTCCCGACCAGCTTCTACAAGTTTCTTAACGGTGTTAAAAGCAGCCGTAGCTGCCATAAAGATGCTGATTGGGTCCACCAAACAACCCCCTTTACTCTAAACGGTTTGTCAGGCTGGTCTCGTCAAAAACGGAGAAGCCACGGCGTGCCGCAAAGACCTCAGGGTCTTTTTCCCACTTCTCTGCACAAGCCTCAAGCCAGCGCACCGTCATCTCGTGTGTGGGGGCGCTGCCCTCGGAAATCATTTGGTTTTCCATGTTGAGGTAAGCAAACACTTCAGCCTGCGCCTGAGCCGCGTTGATGCCAAGGTCAAACAAATAGATCAGGTTGCCCTCATCAATCATGCCATTGCGTGAGCGTGCGGCATTTAGCGCCTGCTTCATACAGGTCATGATGTGGTAGCGGGCTTCTTCTTTTTCGTAGTCTTCCTCAGTGATCTGGTCTTTGCCGACCTTCTCCAGCAATTGTGCGTGCTGGTTGACCATAAAATTCATTTTACGCAAAGCACCGTTAACATGGTTCTGAGTGCCCTCAATGTGGCTGTTTAGTTCCAGAATCTCAATCTCAAGCAGTTCACGGTCAAGGTCATCCGTGCATGACTCTAGCTCACGCTCTTTTTTCTTGAGTTCGTTTTGCTTCTTACGCAACTTAATATAGGCTTCTTGTAAAGCAGAGCGGGTATGATCGATCTCAGCTAAGGTATGCTTGATGGAGCGAATCGGTGTTATGGCCGTCACATCCAAAGTAACCTGCATAAACTGGCTGTGTGACTTATGGAAGTTACTGGTATCACGCACGACGGCGGGCATCCGGTCTTGGATGTTCTTCAACATCAAGTTGTACTCTGGTTTTTTAACCTCCAGAGCCGTGTTTATGTTACCTATAATCAGATCTTTAGATTCCATTTTTATGCTTTTGAGAAATTGTACGAAAACACAGTTCGGGAACTTAAATCAACGATAAAAAATAATCCTCCATCTGATCTAAAATAAAGTCCGAATGGATTACCCGTTAAACTTGAATTCCATGTATATGTGAGCTGGGACGTCACGTATGATGCCGTCGTCAGATCCCAAGCGGTGGACAAGTCATACTGATATATCTTGTCGTTAGTGCCGCCAAGGACGTACATTTTTGTGCCATCTGTTTCAAATGCAAGTCCGAATGGGTTTGTATCTTGACCTGATACTGATACATATTGCACATAAGACGCAGTGCTGATGTCCCAAGGAGTAGACAAGTTGTAGCGGTATACGTTATCGTTTGTAACACCGACTATAAACATTTTTGTACCGTCTGGGCTAAAGTCAAGACCATACGGGTTTGGTTCTTGAGAACCGACGTAAAACTGCTGTACGTAAGATGCGGTACTAATGTCCCAAGCTGTGCTTAAACTGTATTGAGTTACATTATCGGCGAGTGTGCCGATGACATACATACTGGTTCCGTCAGAACTGAAAGAAAGGTCTCTCGGAGTTGTTTCATACGTTGCTACTGAAAAACTTTGTACATAACTAGCAGTACTTACATTCCAAGCCGTGGATAAGTCGTACTCGTACACATTATCGTTTGTTAACCCAACGACATACAACTTAGTTCCGTCTGGTTTAAAAAACAAACCCGTAGGTGAAGCGTCTTGGGAGACAACATTTAATGTCGGCGATAGCGGGTACTGTACAAAAGCAGTGCCTCTGTAGCGGAAAAACTTTAACCCGTCCGAACTTACCGCTAAAGCGCCTACTGGACCGGAACTTGCATCACTAGGGTTAAAAAGACCATCTAAAGCTAAAGTGCTAACATCCCAAGCAAGAGACAAACTAAGCTGGTGTATGCGGTAATTGGTTAAACCTGTTAAATATAATTTAGTTCCATCTGGACTAAAACAAGTGGATTGAGCAAGTGTTTCACTCGGTGACGTAAGGGTAGTCGTTGTTTTAGATTGACCAAAAGTTGCGGTATCAATATCCCAAGCTGTGCTTAGGTTGTACTCATATACTACCCCCGTGTTAGAGACAAACATTTTTGTCCCGTCTGTTTTAAAATTAACAGAATTCGGGTTTGATACTTGAGGCTGAACGGTTCGAAAGACAACAACTACTGCCGTTGTAATATCCCAAGCCGTAGACAAGTTGTATTCATAAATACCTACATTATTGGTAGTATTACTTATGATGTACATCTTGGTGCCGTCGGGCTTAAAGGATAGGCCGTTAAGCGCGTTTGTTTCGTTAAGAACAGAAAAAGACGCAACCTGCGATAAAGTAGTAACGTCCCAAGCCTTAGATAACGTGTATTTCCTAACAGTATCATCTGCGTTATAGGACAAGAAAAGAGTAAGACCGTCTTCAGTAAAGAAGCTGCCTGAAGGGGTATCAGTTAAGTTCGACCCAAACGCATACGGTGTAGCCCCTGTCGTTACATCAAACGCATTAGCCGCCGGGGTATAAAACTGCATGTAGTCAAGATCCCAAGCATTTTTAATGTAGCCAGCAGTGGGCCACAAATTTTGGGCACGCCAATAAGCAACGCGGTCAAGCGTCCACACACCGGGAGCAGTATCATCCAGATTCGGGCCTGTTGGTACTACGGGGTTGTCGCTGATTACACCACCGGGCCATTGCTTGATACTCATATTTGGACACCCCCGTTGGTGTTAGATAATCCGGCAGCGCCACTACCATGTATAACTGCTGTATCACCAAAATCAGCGGCGTTGCCGGTAGAGGCAATTGTTATGTAATCAATGGTATTAACTGCTGGGGAGCCGCGCATAAAAATTCCCCTAGTAGTATTTGAACACCCCGCTCCTCTAGCTGCTGCTGATGTGAGATCCCCAAAATCTGTGGCATTACCCGTCGTAGCAATTGTTATGTAATCAATTATGTTTGATTCTACAGAGACTCTACCACCAGCAAAAATTCCTCTGGTAGATGTAGAACATGACGACATGTTTTCTCTACCGTTTGTTAAATTCCCAAAGTTTGTAGAATTCCCAGTAGATGCAATCGTGATGTATTGAATACTTTGAATGCCTGATCCTGTGAAGTCGCTACCAGCAACAACGCCTCTTGTCGGACTTGAACATCCAGCCAAATCTTGTGCCGCCACTACTAAAACCCCAAAGTCTATTGCGTTACCAGTGGTTGCAATTGTTACGTATTGGGTTGTACTGGTCGGCCCCGGTGCGCCGCCGCAAACAACACCTCTGGTTTGATTAGAAAAACCACCAGAAAAATCTCTAGCGGCTGTCAGATCACCAAAATCACTCGAATTACCGGCGCTCGCAATGGTGACGTATTCTATTGTATTTGCGTTAGTGCCGTTCCATTCACCCCCAGCAAATAAACCTCTTGTTGACGACGCAAGACCACAGGCGTATTCAATCCTAGCCGAGGTGTCACCAAAGTCTGTTCCATTGCCTAAAGTCGAAATGTTAACTGACTCAATTACAGTCCAGCTAGCCGAATTTGAGCCCCCGGCAAAAAGCCCTGTTGGAACACCGGGGGTTGCGCTGCCGCTTGTCCCAGCAAGGCCGTACCCAGTCGAATTAGTGGCCTGAACTGCGAACGTATAAGACGTCCCATTGGTTAAGCCGTTAACGGTCAATGGGGAAGAAGCACCAGTGGCACTAAATCCCCCGGGGCTAGATGTAACACGATAACCTGTGATGCCAGACGGAACGCCAGTAAATGTAGGCGCTGTGAACGATACGGTGGCTACCGTATCACCTGCTATTACGATGATACCAGTAGGCGCTCCGGGGCCTTGAGGCCAATTTTGTCCAGCAGTGGCCTGCATCTGAGCAGGGAGGGTCCATACACCTGAATAGCTTGGCATCAGCCGCTCCTTTTATGGTTGCTCGGGCCAAATGACTGTCCAAGGGAACCCGTCTTGTGTAGGCACATCGCGCAGTGCTTGACGGTAGTCAGCCCAAGATACTGACCCAACAGGGGCATCGGGCAATTGAGTCCAGTCAGTTTCTGCTAACTTTGCATCACGCTCTCTGCGTACGTTTGTGGCTTGCTCAGCATCCCTAAGGGCTTTGTATTCGGCTTCAGCCGTAGCACTCGTAAACACAGGGCCGAGGATGTACTTGGTGTACCACTTACCGTCAATTTCTTGGACGCCATCGCGTTGGCTGTACTGATAAACCGTGCCGCCGGTAGCCTGTGGACCCTCGTAAACAATATCCGAGCCGTAGGTGTCCAACGTAGCTTCGTCAAGGCGACCAAAGTTTTTGCCGGTCGTTTCCTTCATGTATGCCTTCCACTCGGACTCATACATGACTGCGCCGGTGCTTCGTACTCTAATTTCCATGATGTTTTCCTTATGCAATCGCTAAAAAGAGATAAGTGGAGCCTGAGGCGTTGGTTTGAACGGCGGTAACTTGAAATCCAGTTGAGGCTGTGTCAACCCAGTTTTGTCCAGTAGTTTGACCCGATGTGGAGTTCAATGTCAAGAAGGGGTCGTCGCCAGAACTAATACCTCGTGCGCTATCCCAGACGTACCAGCCGGTTCCAGTAGAAGTTAGATTTTTAATTAGAATAAAACGAGCACCTGACGAGAAGCCACAATCAATAGTCCGAGGATTGACGCCTGTACCTGTGTAAGTACCAACTTTACTTACACCGGGTACGGTTGCAAATAAATAAGCGATAAATCTATTACCTGAGGAGTTAACAGAGCCGTCAGTCCCAACCCAGAAAGTTGTTGTGGTATTGTTTGTCTCATTCAGTCTGTTTGTTATGGCGCTTGAGAACACATCAGTACTATTTAATACAATAAATCCCACGCCTAACCCGTTTGCTGTAGTAATCCAGCTTTCACTAAGAGTCCTAGCCTTTACGATCAGTAGGTCAGGCTTTACTCCCAAACTATGGATTACGTTTTGGTTAGAACCCGTACCCGTGTACGCCACCACATCAAAGAAGCCGGGGGCACGGCGGAACATGTGAGCATAAAAATTTGATATTGTGCCTGTATAGTCGTAAAACCCATTTTGATAATCTGTTTTATGATCTGTATTTGCGGCCTCTGCGACAGTTGAACTTGTTTGTAACTGAGTCTGACCTAAAAGTCTTGTTGTTGTTCTTGTGTTTGCAGCAGAACCTGACACCACATTTTGGTATTCAATTGCAAAATCTACAGGAAAACCAGATATTAAACCGGGAGGCGCTGTAGCAGCGTTTGTCATATTATCAATAGCAAAAACCTCAGTCCCTGACTCTGGAGTCTTCATTGGGCGGCGGATGGCTATGTAGATGTAGGTGTCATTTAGTTGATTTATGTCTGAGCCGAAAGAGTCTTTAACAGCAAAACCGCTGGCTGTAAAATCAATTAGATCGTAGCTATTGCTTGCAAAAGAAGACTCAGAGGACGGACTATTCGGCGCAAGTTGTGTGTCTATTCCATTAGTAACAACACCACGCATATTGTCATAAAGAAGCCAGTCGCCACTTGAGTTTCTTTTTGTGATAAGTACAAATTGAGGCTCCCAGCCTAGATTTATTACTTTACTTCCATTGGTAGTGCTGTCACCTGTATACCCACCACAACTGATAACATTTTGTAGCCCGTCACTTCCAAAACCCCCTGCATCGTGTGCAAAGACGTATGCAACGTATGTACCACCAGAGGCATTTACGTTTGATGAGATTCCAACTGAAAAAACAGAATCAGTAGGTGCTGTATTGTTCCAAAAATTAGAAGATAAGATTTCTCCGCTAGGGTTTGAATTTAAATATAAAGCATACCCAGCAGATGTTAGGCTTCGGTGATAAACCACCCAATTCCCTGTAGTGTCTGTGCGTTTAACAATAATACATCCCGGCACAGAACCAAGGTTGTGTGCAACAGTACGACCAGCAACCCCATTCCCCGTATACGTCACAACGTCAAAGAACTTTGGAGCCTTGCGCCATGTCCATGAGACGTAGGTTTCGTTGCCATTCCAAAGGTTTGCGCCGCTACCTAAAGTAAACCCGTCTGCATTAAATGCAGAAACGCCCGTTCCAGAGCCAGAAGATGCTTGAGCATTAGTCAGGTTTGAAATTAAGTAGTTGGTTGCGCCTCTTTCCGTGTCCCAGAGGTTGTTGTTGTAACCAACGCTTCGGCATTTAACCCAAACCATGCCACCTTCACCAGCTAGGTCAATATCGTTGGTGATCGTCTGCGTAGAGCCATTACCCGTATAAAGGTAGGTACTGAAGACATCTTCCACATAGGGGAATAACTGGGGGATAAACCCAGCGCTTTCTGCGCTGTACGGGCTAGGCCCGTAGCTGTTATTCGCCCACACCTTTGTGGTGTACTCAACCCCGTTCGTCAACCCCGTAACCGCAATAGGAGGCGTAACACTTGTTACAATAATATTGCCGGGATTTACTACTGCGTAGTATTCCGATACAGCCGAGCCGCCAACATTGCTGGGAGGGGTGAAGTCTACAGACGCGGAGGTGTTGCCCGCAGTCGGAGTAACCGCCGTAGGTGCGTCAGCAACCTCAAGAGGGTCGTAGTTAGGGCGGATAAACCCTGATGGGGATCGTAAGCTCATCGCTTATTCCTATTAGCTGTTGATTTCTTCCCACGAGCAATTCACCACAAGATCACTTGCAGTGCCAGCGGTAGCGCCAATAGACTGGTTTTCTTTCAGGTAGAAGCTCGTCGTCTTATCGGTCACAATCAACGTAGCGTCAGCGGGCACAGAGACCGTCGACACAATTGGGTACGCCGTACCGCCCAGTGCTGCCGCGCTGTAGACGCTGACAGTAATATCAGCCGCCGCCGTACCATCGACGTTGGCTACAGTGATCGAATTGATCTTGTAAACCTTGCCGCTAGACGCTGCGTTTTCGACCAAGCTGGTGGCATTGGTAGTGGTTAGAGCCGTTTGCGACGAATTGCCGTAAATTGCTGTAACGCTGACAATATTTGGATTAGCCATGTTTCTTCCTTCAGATAGCGAATATTAAATCAAAAGCAATTGCTTTACCAGCGGTAATGGAAGATCCACCCCCGCCCCCGCCCCCACCGGACACACTGGACACACTTATGAAGTCCGATCCGTCCCATGCAACGAGAACTCTTTCGCCAGCGGCAACTGTTACCCCCGTTGTTGGGCCTGCGCCCCGAATCACAATCGACTGAGTGCTGCCTGTGGCGTTTATGACCACATAAGCTTTAGATTGTGCAGGGGCGGTGATATACCTAGTAGCTGTGCCAGACGCAGTCCACAGAATTATGGCGTTTCTTGCCTGATTACTAGACCCGGTGGTAGTGGTTAATGTTACATCCGCATCGGAGCTTAGAGTTGTCGTGCCAGCTACAGCCGAATCCAACAACCCGGTAATCGAGTCGTTTACTGTAGTACCCCAAGTACCGGACAAATCTCCCGTCGTAGGGAGCGCTAGGCCCAGCAGTGGAGTGAAATTTGTTACAGCCATTTGTGCTCCTTATAGACCGAACAATATGTTCATTGCGCTTACGTAGGCTTTGGGAGCCGCACTGTTGTCAACCCATGATGGCGCAGAGGTGCCATTAGACTGGAAGATTTGACCCGAAGTACCCGCAGCCACAAAGCTAGTTGCCCCAGACCCGGTGTTGTAAGGCACTTGACCAGCCCCACCACCGGCAATATTTGTGGCACTACCGGCGTTACCCGCAATATCCCCAGACACAGCCGCACCACTGATTGCAATGGCGGTGTTAGTGACAGAAGTGACCTGCCCCTGCGCGTTGGTTGTCAGAACCGGAACAGAACTAGCCGATCCGTAAGTCCCCGCCGTACCGGTATTGGTAATACTAAACTCAGTACCTGTTAGGGTTAACCCTGTACCAGCAGAGTAAATTTGAGCAGAAGAAATCTGAACAAACGTAATGTCTGTAGTGCCAAAAGTAATCGTGCCTTCCGTGTTGCAGACGTACAGTTCGCCCGCCCCGGTGTCGCCCTCGGTGACATAAAAAGCATCGCCCTGACCCAGTGAATCCGGGCTAGAGGGAGCATAGGTATCAGCATCAGTAGCGCGTGTTAAGACCCAGTTTGTAGAGCCGGAACCCACGTCAGTAACCGTATAAACGCCGTTTTGGGTGGCGTCGGTTTGGGTATAAATCAATACCCTGTCGCTAGTTGACAGCGTTATCCCGTCGATAACCAATGCGGCTTGCGTGCCTGCATTCGTCAGTGTTGCCCCAACACCGGCAGTACCGTTGTTATAGGTTACTGTTAAAGCAGTCGGTGACTCAACCCGAACCGGGTCATGGTAGTGCAGGCCAGCAGCGGCAATGGTGTCTACATAAGTTTTGTTGGCTAAGTCGTTTGCAGACGTTGGTGCCGTAGCCACCGTGCCAGCCGTGATATTTGCCGTTGTTACACCCAGCGTAGCAACATCCAGCGCCGTAACCGCAGACCCTGCGGCGTCCAAATACACAGCGCGTTCGGCTGGGTATGTAACAAATACGTCCTTAGAGCCAACGCCAAAGTTTACCGCTGAACCGGCGTTACTGGACTCCAAAATAGTGTCGCGGGAAAGAGTAGTACCAGATGCCGTATAAGTCCCCAGACCAACTTCCCAAGCCCCACCAGCTACGTCAATAATTGCGTAGTAGGTCGTATTGCCATCACCGATTACAGAAAAAGACTGAAACCCAGCAGATGCTCCGGCGAGAGTAAGTGTCCCAGTACCGGTGGTAGTGGTTGTTTCTTTTACCCTGTCTTTTACTACTAGCGCCATATTTGTTCCTTACACACGAATAGGTTGCCAGTTTGGATTTTGTGAGTCGTCAACACGCACCCACACCAAAACGTTCCCCGGCAACACGTAAAGTTGGAAGCCATTGATAGTTGGGTTAAGCGTTGCAATAGCGTTTGTCAAATCCGACATAGCGGCTGAATCGGACAAAGCACCAATAACATCTATCCGAGCAACCAAAGAATCCGATCCAGTAGCAGTTTCAGCTAACGCCACAAACAGGTTTCTTACTGCCGTGGGGGTGTCGGTCGCTATTACTGACTCAAACACAATGCCGCCCGAACCACGAGCGGCAGAAAGCGCGGAAGCCGCCGAAACCGATTCAGAAAGCGCAGCGGTGAACGAATTCCCGCCTAAAGAGGCGTAAGGTGCTTGGGCAAAAGTGGTATATCCAAACACCGAAACACCCTATCAGGCCGCGTCAAGCGAGAAAGAATACGTCACACTCAGCGTATCACCACTATCCACTGACTTATCACCACCGGAGAAATTATTCGCAGAGAACAGAACCCCCGAAGTGCCGGAAGCCACTGTGGTCAAAAACGCCCCGGAAATTGTCTGACCGTTGGAAGTCATAGTAAACACCGACGGAGAACCGGAGTTAGTGATAACAGATGGGTCTGCTGTGGTTGGCGTACCAAAGTTTACTAATACACGGTTGCCCGAGTACGCCGTGTTCTCCGTCCAGCCAGCATGAGAAGCCAGCGTGTCGCCTGCGGCAAAAGTGTTTCCAGCGCCAGCACCGTCAATAATCCCAAAGTAGAAAGCAGCCGTATAAGCCGAACCCTTAAAGTACTTGGTGTTCATGTCCTGTAGACCTTCGTTAACCACCAAGTTGTGGAAGTTGTCTTGCCACTTGAAGTTACCGTCTTTGTCATGGCACACAACGGTGAAAACACCCCCAGCTTTAGCGCCATCGGTGTTACTCGGACGCATAACAGTAGAGGCCGTTACGGCATCCTGTGCTTTGCTGATTTCAGTACTCATGTTTTTTCCTTAAGAAATACGCACGATGGCATTGTTTGCGTCAGGGGTCGGGAAGTTGATTACCAGAATATCGTTATTGGAAATCTTAGTTAGCCCAAAATCTATTACAGCAACCGACCTATTTGCCTTGCTGCTGTTATAAATTAACGCCCCACGAGTGGTAATTGTGCTATTCGGCCACGAGGTGTTATTAAACGAAACGTATGCCGTGCCCACACCAGACAAGTTATTCCCGTAAGTTGGTGCCACAGAAAGAGTCAGGGTATTGCCTCCAGCCGTATAGCCTTCGCCAACAACTTCGTTTACACCGGTGTACACGGCAATCGTTTGATCTAAAGTGGCATTGGGGGAATACAGGGCGACTTTAAACGTGTCTGTGCTGAAGTCATGCACCCCATTCATCAGCTCTAGCTTAAAGGTCGTAGTAACAGCTTGCGTTATAGCCATGTTTTACCTCAAGTTACTGGAACCCGCGCCTGACCAGAACGATATGCGTCTTGTCTTTCTAGCCCATCGCCAAGCCGTTTAGCCAACTGGAGCGCTTCGTTGTATTTACCGTTATATAACTGCATCATGTCGGCCTCACCCTTCATAAAGGTATAAGCCTCGACGAGCGAGCCGTACAGCAGCACAGAATCAAAATTGTCACCAAGCCACGTGGTGCTAGCCGTCACAATACTCTCTGGGTAGTAGAAGTAGTGCAACTCCACGGCATACGCGCTATCGGGTTTTGGCCCCAAGATAAACGACAACTCATTTATGTCATTACTCTGAGCACCAAACAAAGCATAGTATTTTGGCAACCCGGTAGAGCTGGTGTTGGGGTACGCCTCTCGGATAAAGTTAACGTCCTTATCTAGAAGATACGTATAGTCACCGGACCCATTGATGATAGCTAGAGAGTACGTAGACAGATAGTCATCAGGCGCACTCAAATATGGCGTGGTCGAAGATACCGTCCCCGTCACATTTTTACGTAACGACGGAAACTGAATAGAGTTGTATATACGCTGCTCGGCCTGCTCGACGAACGTAGCAAGGTCGGACGCACCGAAAGTGTTTTCGGTGTAGTCCTGTATGGCAGTCGTTAACTCAGAGTAGTTCATTTACGCCATTGGCCCACGGGCCACCGTACCTTTGGTTGCAGCGCCATTACCACGAGTTTTTACACCTGTGGTTTTAACTCCGGTTTCTGGGTACCCAGCCGTTTTTGGTACGGGTACAGGCTTTGGCTGCTGGTATTTGTTCAAGCAAGCGGTCTTATTCATACTAACTCCTTACGATATGGTCACCGTAACAGTGCCAACTGTACACGAAGATTGCAATCCAAGCAATGGATTTGAGCCCCATTGAATACCTCTAGAAGCTGTCTGCGCTCCTGTGTATTCAAACGAACGATCTGGACGTGGATTCATAATTGCCTGTGGGTCAACCACAGGATATTTACCAACTTTATACTGCGGATGATCCGGTTCCCAGCATTGAGGACATACCTGAAGATTGGTCGGTGCTTCGTTAACCACCAACTCTTTAAGTACCTTACGCTTATACCTAAATCCACACCTATCGCAGTCGGCGATAGTGTATTTACCCTGAGCGTATTTAGTAGCTGACATGGGGGTTTACCCTATAGTCATGTACCGTGGTACAAGTTGGAACGTAGCTTTTTCCCTATCTTCAGTAGCAGCAAGCTCCCACGCTTCGTCATACTGCTGTTTCAGTAACCCAATACGATCAAGGGCGCCGGGAATCTTCATGGCTAGGTAATAAGCCAAGCCAGCCGTTAGGCAGTTGAGAAACCGGAATGGAACATCCATCGTGTTGACGCCACCACCCGCATCTTGGATACGGCGCAAGCGCCAGTACACCAACGTATAAGTTTGAGCTGTATCTGGCACAGGCCACAAGCTAATTGATGGGGCGCTCTCTTGGCGATCAATGTATATCTGTACAGGTCTACCCTGCGTGAGCTTATTCGGAATACTAGAGTATGTAGACACGCTGATGCGTGAAACACTTAAATCAGCTTGGTTTGCCACAGACCCTGCGTCTGTACGAATTACGTGCTCTATAAGATCAACTGTATCAGCCGGTAAAGTATATGTGCCTGTACCCGGAGTAAGTACTTGCGACCCCTGCTCAACTGTCCACAGGTTAATGCCCCGGTTAGACCAGTCAGTAAACATAAGATTCAGGCTGCGCCGTGCGGTGCGAAGGTCATACCCGCTACGCATTTCCGCTCCGGCACGCTCGAACGCCTCCTCGACCAACTCGGTCAAGTCCATATTGAATGTTGCGGTGCCTGATGTAGCCATTATTTACCTCTGTTCCTGTGCGGAGCCACCTTCTTAGCTATTCTTTGGGGCTGCTTGACGAACTGCTGCCCAGCAGCTTTGCCTTTGCGTTTTGCACGAGTTGTAGCAGCGTACTCTGCAGGGCTAAGAGCTTTGATAGCAGACTCTGGCAGGTATCTTTCGCCTGTTTCAGAAGATTTTTTACCACTTTTGGTTCTCCACTTCTGTGCTGTCCAAGCCTTCAAAGACTGCTGCGGTTTTTTCACTTTTTCAGCTTCCGCAGAGTCTGGGCTAAACGAGCACGTTGACCCATCTTGCCCGGGGCTTGTGCCGCCTTAGCAAGTTTCTTAGCTGGGATTTTCTCCCCAGCTTTAACACCCATAGCTTTCTTCAAAGCTCCGGGCTTCTTAATTGCGCTTTGAATCCACTTGCCGCTTTTGGCTGTGACTTCTTTTTTCTTGCGGTTAAGTTTTTCAAACGCCTCTAGCATATCCAAAGCGTCTTTGTCTTTCTCCGGCGCTTTAGTACCAGACGCTCTTAAACGAGCGGCAGAAAGCGGAATCTTAGATTTGGGGACTATGTCTTTTACGCTTTCGCCTGATGTAAGGCTTGCGGGGCGTATGTATTCAGATTTAGCCACGATAACCACCGCCTTTCTCTTTGTACTTCTTAGCTAGCAACTGTGCCTTACGGGCTGACCATTGACCAGCGGCTGTACCTTGGACTGCTTGCGCCTTAATAGACTCAAACAAAGCCTTACGCATACTGGGCTTGGTGTAGTTACCAGCCTGATTTACTTTTGACTTGACCTTACCGCCCTTTTTAGCTTCTACGACCTTGTCGCCTTCGTCTTTAGGGGGGTAATACGGCATCTTGCGCTGACCTTTGGGCGGCACATAACGCCATTCATCATCGCGGTGACCTTCTGGGCCACTTTTTTCGGTAGTCTTTACCCGGCCTTTATTGCTAAAGGCAACAGGCTTCATAGCCCGACCCATACCGCGACAATTCATCATGTCAGCACATCCTTCCTTTGGTCTTACCACGCTGGGCTAAACCATCACGGCCTTTCTTAACCATGCCGCCTTTTTTCAGACCGCCGCCGTATTGCGACTCCATTTTTGCTGCACGTTGACGTTTTGCGTAATCCCGGGCTTCTTGGGCGGCTTCCATACCACCATCAGGTGCGGTTGCCCGCGCCTCAGCTTCGCCAGCAGTGGTGTCAGGTTTATACGTTTTCCGCTCATCGTCAGCCATCTCGGCTTTTGTGATTGGTGCAGCAGCACGTTTACGGGTTTCCCCCATCATCACGCGTTCGTCGGTATCTGAATTGCCACGACGTTTTAACCCACGCTCTTTGTTCAAGAAATCGCGCAGAGACATACCCGAGGCTTCTAACTCTTCTTTGGTGACAATTGGGTTACCGCGCTTGTCGAGCTTGCGGTTTTTTGGATTAAATGCCATTTTGTTACACCCTTAGACCATTTTGCAGGCGCGGCCACCGCGAGCCAAGCCATAACCACGGACAGAGCCACCGCCCTTCATCTTTTTGGGCATACCGCCTTTTTTGTAGCCAACCATGCCGCCTTTGTTATTTAACTTACCAGCTTTGCGGTCGGCTTCGTAAGCGCCAGATTCCATATCGTTCGCATCGTCACGAAGTTTGTTGGCGCGTTCTAGCGCCATAGGGCCACCCTCTGCTTCGATTTCATCCGCTTTTTTACGCATTTCGTTGGGTGTCATGATTAACCTTTCATGTTCTTTTTGGCCGTTTTCTTAGCCGTTTTGTGGGCATT